TTAGTTCGCATAAGGACACTATCTCGAGAGAGTGGAACCCCCGCTCTCTCTTATTTTGCCCGAAAGGAGGAACCAACATTGAAATATATAGTAATCAAACAATTCAATGACCTTACAGGTTTCAAACTACCCGGCGAATCGATCGAGTTAGACGATGTAAGAGCTGCAAAGTTGAGAGCACAAGGTTTGATTGGTGGAGTTTGGAAGGATGAACCCAAGCCCGAAATTACGCCTGAAAAACTTGAGGAATTGAAAAAAATATATCCCGAGAGCAAAGTAATCGAAAAGAAAATTGAAGAAAAGAAAACATCTAGCAAGAAGGTGAAATGATGGCGTTAATTGATGATGTTAGGGACATATACATTAGAATGAAAAGCACTGCGCTTGATACCGAGGTTATAGACTTAATAGATGCAGCAAAAGAAAGACTGAGACTTGCGGGAATAGTAAACGTAGATGAGAATGACCCATTAATCAAACAAGCAATAACCTCCTACGCCAAAGCTTATTTTGGGTGGAATAACTCATCGGCTGGATTCTTTGCAAATTCCTATGATCTTATCTTACTTACATTGACATCTTCAACTAAGTATTCTTTTTGTACTATTACTTTCAGCGTCACAGACGGAACAAATCCGATTGACGGCGCAACAGTAACTTTTGGCGACGAAGAATTAACGACAGGAGCAGCAGGGACAGCGACATTCTATGTCTATGAAAACAACAATATCGAGTACACGGTATCAGCTGACGGATATGATGAGGTAGAATCCGAGATTGATGTTACCGCATCGGCTACAGTCAATGTTGTTTTGACGGAGGTGTGAAATGCTTTTTCGTGAAGTTGTTAATTTGATTGGAGTTGTAAGTGATACAAACAGCATAGGCGACACTATAGAGACAGAAACAAGAATAGAAGTATTTGCAGACAAACAAAGTGTGCGACAATCAGAATTCTATCAGGCGGCATCAACAGGACTGCGACCGGAATTAATGTTTGTCGTCAGGTCTATCGATTACGCCCAACAACCTAAACTGGAGTACAACGGCAAGACTTACACGATCATTCGGGCGTATGACAAGGACGGCGAGTTTACGGAATTAGTTTGTCAAGGGGTGGTGAATAATGCCGTTACCTAAATCGGTAATTAAAATAAAAAAAGACGGCGTTGAGTACATCTCTGGCGTTGACAAAGCACAGTACACAATTGAAGAATTAACCCGGGCAGCACTTAGGGACGTTGCAAAACTCTGCAGAAAACGAATGCTTGAAAAGTTGAAAAAGTTACCCGGACTAAAGCGAGCAAAGCGGCCTTACAAATCAACTCAATATTGGGTGAGGAAAAAAGATTGCGATCTGCAAATTGGATTCAAACACGATACTTGGTACGGAGTTTGGCAAGAGTTAGGTGACAAAAATCAGCCAGCCCGGCACATTTTGAGAGGTACGGTTTTGGAAAACATTGACGAGATACGCAGGATTGAAGGTCAATACTTGCAAAGCATTGAGGACGAAAACAAAGCACTAGGATTAATTGATGAAGAAGAATATGTATCGGGAGACGATGAAGAATGATTGAGCTTAGAGAGATAATTCAAACTAATTTGAAAAAGTTTCACCCGAGGGCGTTTTTTCAATCCGCACCCGAAACGACAGCTTTCCCTTATCTTGTTTTTGAGATTATCAATATTAATCTTGATGGTGAGCATTACGAGCAAGCAGTAATTGATATTGATGGGTGGAGCGACAACAAAGACACAACAGCACTCGAAGGGCTTATGAAGGATGTTGAACTCATGTTTGACAAACAAACCTTTACAATTGGCAATGTAACGGCAACTTTTTTCATCGACAGCAAAAAACCAGTATTAAGCGACAATTCAAAGCTACAAAGACGGAAGTATACTTTCCAAGTACGAATATTTAGGAGGGGATAAGATGAATCTTACACAGGCACAAATCGAGAACATACAAATTGACTACGGCATGGTGTATTTGAATTATGGCGTAACAGGAGAAACGCCACTTGCACCGACTAGGGGCGGTGGCACGTTTGAGGTCAAGAAGAATATCAGAGACATTGACTTTGACGGAAAAAAAGGCAAGACAAAAGGAATGCAAGTGCTAGACGAGTGCGACGCAATGTTGAAAATACCTTTGCTGAACGTAGGGCTTGACGAGTTGGCGTTAGCAATGCCGTACGCTACTTATGCAGCCGACAAAATTAGTATGAAAAGTACAAATTTCGGAGTATTACCTTCGGGTGCATACATCGAAAATGTGGCACTAATATGTAAGACTGTAGGCGGTAGTTACAAGCTAATCAAAATTTACAGCGGCATGAATGAAGCCGACTTCTCGCTTGCGGCTACACCGAAGGGCGAAGCGGTTATTAATTTCGAGATTGCGGCTCACTGGGACGCTCAGGACGATACGAAAGACTTGTACAGCATCGAAGATATTGACGCTATACTTGCTGATTCGGTTATTCCTACTATTGTTTCGAGCGTTCCGGCTGACGGTGCGACAGGTGTTGCGGTTGACGCAGCACCTTATGTGATTTTCAGCGAAGCAGTGAGAAATACAGATATTACAACGGACAATATTACATTGTTGCTGGTTGGCGACGGAATGGATGGTAATATAGTTACTAACCCTGCAATGACTACAGACGCAAATTTAGACGGCTTTGTTGATGGATGGACAAAAAATATTGATGTGCCCGCAATAACATCCGTGTACACAATTGATGGAGGACAAAAGAACGAGATAACAGTTAATACAGGCGTTACAGACAAAGCAAGTTTTTACAAGGATTTTTCTGGTTACACTGCAGGTGATAAATTTTTTGTAAGCGTAGATACAAAAGCCTTGGCTGCATCAGGGACTATTAATGCAAGAATTGTTATATCTGCGCTCAATGCATCAAATACGCAAGTCGGAGCTTATCTCGTAGAATCTAACATGGCTGACGTTGATTGGAAAACGTATCAATTCAACATTACGCTACCAGCTACAGCAACAAAATTAAGGGTATTATTTGCAAACTATCCCGTCACAGCGGGAGCGACGGGTTCGGTTTGGTTCAAGGACGTTGTAGTCCGCAAACAAGTTGACGTTGAATACACGCCAGTCGCAGGAAGCGTAACCTATAACCCATCAACATTTAGAGCGACTTTCACACCGAGTGCCAATCTTCAGGCGAATTCAAATTATGTGCTGAATGTTGCAAGAGTTCGAGACTTGGCAGGGAATATGATGGTGCCGGATTCGATTAATTTCAAAACAACTTAATGAGAGGGCGAAAGCCCTCCCTGTTATATAAGGGAGGAATACGATGTTAACAATCAAGCAAGGAATTAGACTGTCGGCTATAATTGAAAAAATTGACATAGATATTAATCCGGAACTGACGCAGGAACAGCTTGGTGCAAGTTTGGTCAAGCAAGTTGTATCAAAAGCCTACAAGGCAGAAAATGAAATACTAAGCTTTGTCGCTGATACAAAAAAAGTAAGTATTGAAGAAGCAGGAGAAACTGATTTAATTGAATTTTTCAAAGACCTTGTTGCCGGCACAGGTATAAAGGATTTTTTTACATCTGCGCTCAAACGCCAACTGCAAGAATAGTCGAATTATTGTCCATCTATTCGTCTGAAATGATTCTTGACCTGCCGTTATCGTCAATCGGGAAATTTCTTAATCATGCAATAGAATCTGAAAAAGAAAAAGCGACGTGGGAGCTATGGAAATCTATGTACCCAAACATGGCTATTGGATTACAAAAATTCATTTCTTTCAACGACTTCAAAGCAAAGATTAACCAAAAAGAATTACAAACCACAAGAATAACAGCAAAAGAGATCATTGATGAAATGACGGAAATTAGAAAGAAATTGGGGTGAGTGCATGGAAATATTTAAGTTGTTTGGCTCTATACTGGTTGACAACAAAGGCGCAAACGACAGCCTGGCAGACACGGACAAAAAGGCTCAGGGCGTAGGCGGCACGCTGTTAAAAGGCATAGGAACGGCGGCGAAGTGGGGCGCAGGAATAGCAACGGCAGCAGCGGCAGGAGTTACCGCACTCGCAGGATTAGCAATCAAAACGGCAGACGCAGCAGGCGAGATAGACGACGCAGCACAGAGGGCAGGAGTTACGGCAGAGGAATTTCAAAAATTTGCGTATGCTGCAAAGTTGTCGGGGATTGAATCGGCAACACTAGAAAAAGCAATGGTTAAGGCCCAAAAATCTTTTGCGGATGCAAAAGAAGGCAGCAAAGGACTTACAGAAGCGTATCAAAGATTAGGAATAGATATTAATAACATCGGATCGTCGTCTGAAGCTTTTGACGCTGTAATAACAAAATTGGCAGATATGGAGGACGAAACAACAAGGAATGCATTAGCAAACGATATATTTGGTAAGTCGTATGCTGACTTAGCACCGCTTTTGAATCAAGGCTCAGAAGGAATTGCGGCATTAAAGAATGAAGCGGTTGAACTGGGTGGTGTAATGTCAAACGAGGCGGTTGCGGCCGGAGCAGATTTGGGAGACACAATTGACAAAATCAAAACAGGATTTGCCGGGCTTGTTAATCAGCTAGGCACCGCACTTATGCCTATACTGCAAACGGTGCTAGATGCAATAATCAACAACATGCCGACTATTCAAGCCATGTTTCAATCAATAACGCCGATAATTTCTACTATGTTTTCAAAATTGCTGCCGCCTTTGTTCGATATGATACAAAAAATTATGCCAGTGGTTCTGCAGCTTATAGAACAATTATTACCGCCCATCACTGAAATTATGGAATTGATATTACCTGTAATAATTGATCTGTTGACAACATTATTGCCGCCACTTGTGCAAATCGTGTCTGCATTATTACCGCCTGCGGTGGAAATTATCAAATTGTTAATAGGTGCAGTGGTTCCGTTAATCGCTGCGTTGACCGAACTTGCCGAAGGAGTGCTTACACCGCTAATTCCGATCATTCAAAAAGCTGCGAAGATAATAGCCGACGATTTCGCCGCAACGATGAAAGATTTGACGCCTGTAAT